CCAGTAATCTTGAACCAAAATCAAATAGCCCTTTAACACCTGGAGATGCTAAAATTGAAGATAAAGTATTTAATGCAGTAGTTAGTACGCCTAAGAAGTTTTGAATTGCACCTGTTGTTAATGTTATCTCGGCAAATCTAAATAGTGAAACTATAAACTCTGCCAAAGCAGGTCCAGCAGCGTTTAGTTGAGTAAATATTGATCCAAGTATAGGAGCTGCACCTTTTAAGGTATCCCAAAAAAGAGCAACGTTAGGGTCTGCTCCTGCTTGTAAAATTATCTTTACAAATGCGCCTATGGACTGAAGTACAGCCTTTGCGTTTATTGCAACATCCTTAAAATACTTCTGTAGTGTCTGCTGTCCTGAGACTGAACCTGAGAAACTATCAAACTTACGTAGCACCTCGTCCAGCCACTCTATAAGGATGTATCCTCCACCACCTGGTGAGAAGTTAGCCTTTGTTATGTTTGATATTCCGCCAAATAGATTTCCAAATATTGATCCAAGTCTTGCAGCTATATCACCGGCTTTGTTAAAGAACTTTGTAAGTTCTCCTGACGCCTCCTGCAGGTTTAAGAAGTCTGCCCAGAAGGCTGTTTTATTTTCTACAAACGTATTAAATTTATTTATTAGAGGCTCAGCTCCAACAAGAAGAGTTAAGAATGATTCGTATAGATTTGCTAGTGTAGTTGCGTAACTTTGAATGTTTATTCCAGATTGAATAATTACCTTGTTTAACTTTTCAATATTTCTAGGATTAACTATTCCATCGGTTATCTTAGTAAATGCCTTGCCGATGTCGTCACCAAGTTGAACTAGTACCGGACGAAGCGCAGGGAAAAGTACCGTTCTAAGTCTTTCTAGGTTAGACTCAAGCTGAGAGAATAATTCTCGTCCAAGTGCGTCGCGAAGTGTCTTTAGTGAAGGAATAAAGGTATTAATCATGTACCTTACAAAACCTTGCGCCTCCTTTGAAAGATCTGCAAGTGCATCTCGGAAGCTTGTGTCTGCAGTTCCACCTTCTCTAGCTTTAGCAAGATCTTCCTCTGCGTCTTTTTGGTCACGTAAGGAATCAACTAAGTTCTTTTGAGCGTTTAGATACGTATCAGTTTGTTGTGCTAGTGCCTCTTGCTTGTCCTCCTCAGAAAGAGAACTTAATTTTATTCCAGCGTCAATTGCTGACTTTGCAAGACGCTCCTGCTCCTTGCGAAGGTCTGAGTTTCTATCCTTTGCACGACGAAGATTTAACTCCGCCTCCTGAAATGCGAGGTTTGCCTCTCTTCTTGCGCGAGAGTTAGGAGGTAGGTCCTGCACGCGCTGAAGAGTTTCACGTGCCTTCTCAAGCTCAATGGCTGCCTTGCTTTCGGCAAGTGCTGCATCCTCCGCATCAAACCCAAGTTGCTGTACCTCTTCCCGAGCGTCCTTAACAGCTTTAGTAAAGTCCTCCTGTGCCTCGGTGACACGCTCAGTCGCAAGCAGAAGTCTTTTAGTTGCCTGCTCTACCGCATCTGTACTTTTCTTTCCGGCGAGGTTTGCTTTGGTTCCGGCTGATATTGCCTTTCCAACTCCTGACAATGCGGCCCTTAGACCTATGGCCGCTATTCCTACCGAGGCGAGTGCACTAGCAAGTACTATAGCCGAGGGTGCCGCCGCAACTAAAGACGAGGCAAGTGACACAAGTCCTGCAACGAGAGTTCCAATAGTAGACACAAGTACAGACAAAGCTGGCCCAACTATGAAGCTGGTTCTGACTAGTGATTGAAATCGCTTTCTTGCTGCATCAGCTGACGCTGCAAAAGTAGACAAAGAATTAGTTAGTCCACCACCAACTCCTCGTCCAAAACCTTTGCTAAACGTATCTCCAACTGAACGACCTTCTCTATCAAGATCAATTCCACTTGCCGCACGACGAACCTCTGACTCAAAACCAGTAGTTATCGCCTTGACAACTATATAGGCATCTCCGACTATTGCCATTTTTTACTCACCTCCTTTCTATGTTTTAATTTAACTTATCTAGATAGTGGTTCATCTAGAACTGATCCAAATGGTTTTGGAGATGCCGCGTTTACTTTTGTTGCTGGAACAAAAGGTTTAGGTGGCTTCTTCATTGGATCAAATGCCTCTATCTTTTCTTCCTCTTGATCCGCGTTAAAATCTCTAGTTATTCCTTGGCCACTCGCTGAGTAGCCATCACTAGATCTTGCCTGGGTGTTAGAATAAGCATACGAGTGGTTGTAAAAATCTCTATAGATGATCTCACGGGAGCGATCCTTGGCGTCTGCCTGCTCTGCGGATGCATAGTTCATGTCATCCTCAAAGAAGTAATGCAGAACGTCAAGCATATCCGATGCATTCATCTCTTTCAAGTTTAATCCGTTCACTAGTGCTTTTCCATTAACATAAGGCCAAAGGTCAACTCCCCAGGTTAGGAGACTTTTGGCTCCTCTTCCGGGCGTCCTGCGTACACCTCAACTAACCAACCTGAGATCTCAGCAAGAGTTTCTACTGTTACTATCTTGTCTGGAGAAGTAATAAGTTTATTAAATCTTTCATAGCTTTCTGGCACAAGTACATTTTCAAAGAAGTTACCGATTGTCTTAGCAGCTTGTACTGGATCCTCCGCTCCTGATTGAGCAACAAGGTCAAGTAGTGTCTTACCTTGTAGTTCCTCACGACAGGAAAAATCCTCGCCGTGAATCTTGAATGTCACAGGTTCTTTTTCTCCCGTGCTTTTACCAGAGCCAAAGTCTCTGTATTTAGTCATTATTTCTTCCTCCGTTGTTTGTTTGTGTCTTTATCGAGACGGTTGTCCCAATTCTATTATCTTATCAAATAAAGGTTATCGGCGAGGTACTTGTTAGGCTTAGTTCCAGGGTGTCTTACTACGCGTGTATACACAACTCTTCCTCGAGAAGAGAAGCGAAGAACCTCTGCTCGATCTGGAGTAATTATGTGAGGTCTTGTGCCTTCGTGGTGTATTAAAGCATAGTCAAGCGGTGAGCCTATCTTCAATGACTGACCGCCTACAGAGCGGTACTGTCTCATGTTTATTGAGGCCTTTAATCTTCCGGTCTTAACTCCAACCTGCCCTTTTGCTGCAACAAGTATGCGTGTACCACGTTGAAATAGATATCGCCCAACCTCACCTTTAGGTGAGTTCAAAAGATTATCAAGTGGGCCACGACGAAATACAACTGTAGCACCAGAAAAATTAACGTTTATTGTTCTTGACACTCTTGAGACAGGAATTCTGCCTAAAGCACTAATTGGACCTCTTCCAACACGTCGCGCAAGACGTTGCCCTAGAAATATAAAAGGACTATCACGTACTATTCCAAATAAAGGCATTATGGAACTACCATCGTTAGCTGCATCGCGGTAGTTTGAAAGCCGCCGTCAAATCCACTTGAGTCAGCGGTTGCGATAACACCTAGGCCAAACTCACCTGGTTCCCACTGGTCTAACTTGTTTATTAACTCCATGAACATCCACGCGTCAACAACCGCGATGCGCGATGCCTCCTCGATCTTGTCTCCGGTAGGAGCCTTTCCGTTAACTCCAACCACAGGAATCTCGCGTGATATTGATATAGTAAGCACAACGCTACGCGGTGACTGACAGCGTTGAGGTTCACTTGCCTGGTTTCCAGGAAGGCCTAGATACGTTTGAATAAATGAAATAACAAGTTGCTCACAGTCAATCGCAGGCTCACCTACGGTCCAAAAACGCCTTGAAGGAAGTGGAACGTTATACTCCTCAAAGACCTCGATGGTCTTCTCAAGAACACCGTCCATCAGGTTCTTTAGATTAAGCGCACCTGCACTTACGCCACTTATGTTTACTATTGCCATAATTCGTCCTTTAGGTCCCTAGGTTAATTTCCGATGGTGTAAGTAGGTACTGGGTTGTTCGCTAGTCGAAGTGTTAGGTTTCCTGAGGCAATATACACGGTCTCTGTTGTTTCTCCGACCGTTCTATCAGCGTACAGGTCCCAGGTTCCTGGGTCAAGGAAGCCAACGTAGTTATATGCATCATCGTAGGAAACTGATAACGTTAGTGTGTCGTGTGATTCATTTGTCACGGTTGCGGTTCCGGTATCTGCTCCATAAGGAACGTCAGCAACGCGATCATCCTCGTCTCGTGCATATATAAAGGTCGTGGTACTTGGCACCTCGGTGATGTAGTAACTTCCGTTAAAGGTAGAGTTTATTCCGGCGATGGTTACTAGATCTCCAACTACAAATCCGTGAGCCGTGCTGGTTGTTATCGTCGCGTAGTTATCAACCAACTGCTTATATGTAACGTTCTTTGTTATGTCACTTGTTATCGAGTTGATGGACACGGAGCTAGAATCAAGCTCAACTGAGCTTGTCGAGCTGTAGTTGTTTATCTTAAGGTAAGGAATCCAGGTGGTATCTGTAACTAAGAATCCGGCGTTTATGTAGTCGATGTTTACGTCTACTGTTCCACCCTCTACACCGGTGACGTACATATCAAGATTAGTTATTGGAAGAACTGCTGGCTTGGCAACCATGCGGCGTGCACGTGGAACGTCAACCGAGAACACACGAGCCTTTGCTCTTGCCTTGTCTGGGTTTGCTGACTTTAAGAATAGATCAACGACGTATAGACCTGTCCGCATGTCATCGATAAAGTCCTGGTTGTCAAGAATTGTGTATGAGACTCCCTGACGTGCCACCGAGGTAACGCGGGAAGGAAGATCACACTCGTCACCGTTCCATAACTTAACAAACTCTGTCGCAAGAACTCTAGCCGCGGCACGACCAAGCGCAGGTGCAGGAGAGCCGTATGAATATGTAACCTCGATGTTGCAAGGTGTCCAAGGAACGCCTGACCGCGCCTGTAGGGTTGAGTGATCAACCAGGTAGTAACGGCTAGGACTTACGATCTGTCCGGTTCTATCACGAACGGAGTGAATCTGCTGAACAGGACGTCCGCGCAATCTTAACCTTGATGACGGAGACATTCCGTCGGTTGTCATCTCCGCGTAGTCATCAAACTCATCAAAAGGAATGTTGTAGATCTGGCCTTGCACAAGCTCGGCGGTGTAGTTCTTAGAGGACTGCCCTAGGCGATACGCCCTAGATGAGCAGATGTACTTCTCAGTTACGGTAGTTGTTCCGCTGTATTTTCTACCTGACAATGACCAAAGAAGTTGCGAGGCTGTCTTTACCGCCTCATATGCGTACTCGCTGTCAGCGTAGTCATCAAGCTCTTCTACGCCTACCCATAAGTTTGACACTTATCGTTCCTCGTCTACTCGTCGTTAGCTTATTCTAATAAAGGAGCGGCATGCCTGTGTATAAATATTACACATCGGCATGCCGCACATCTACCTTTAATTAAGAGGTTGGATCCTCGGTTGAAGCAATGATGTAGTCAACAGGATTGTCCTCATTGAAGTTCTCATTTCCAGGTACGTTGTACGCTGTGGTTGAGCCCTGTGAGTCAAAGTCTGTAACTGCACGGCTGTTTGCACCAACTACCGCTGTACCACTGTCTGCGGTAGAGGCAATAGTTCCAGAGGTTGTAGTTGTGTAGGTGAACGTTGTTGTTGTTGGTGCTGACACGATTGTGTAGGTACCGTCCAACGCGCTGTTTGTTAGACCTGCCACAACAACTGAATCTCCAGCCTCAAATTCATGAGCTGCAGATGTAGTGATTGTTGCGGTTGATCCTGTGCGTGCCACGTTATTTACTGTAGCTGACAATTCGCCGTGCCATGTGTAGAATCCCTTACGTCCGGTTGGAGCCCATGAAGAACGAGCGTATGAATATGGACGCTCTGTTGCTGTTGGGAACTCCCAGCGCTCATCTAAGCCAGATGAGAATGCTGTGTTTCCAAGGCCGTAGCCTTCAAATGTATTTGCAAGTAATCCGTTTTCAATTACGCGATCTCCTGAAAGACGAAGCTTGGCATATGGGAATACCCAGTGGAAGTAAGGAAGTGATGCTGCCTTCTTTCCATCAATGATTGCATGAGACCAGGTCTCGATCGCAACGCCGTATCCTGCTGGATCATCTCCGGTTGAAGGAGAAGACCAACCGATTGACTTACGATCTGGTGAGGCGTATGTGCCAAGGTTCTTGCGTAGTAACAAACCACCTGAGATAAGTTGTGTTAACTCTGGGTCTGGTTCGCAGATCGCAAGCTCCATTGTGATACGCTTTAGGGTATCCGGTGCCTTGTAGGTTACGCAGACGGTTCCGTCAGCGCCCTTTTCTGTAATTTCATCGCCCTCTTCATATTCTGGTGTGAATGATAGGCGCATGAAGCCTGATGTTGTGTAGCTGTCGCCTGCTTCATTCAGGAGATTACCAGACGCGTCAAGACGAGTTACTCGAATTGACACACCCTGAATACTCGCGGCGTATTCTTGTGTTGCCATTGTTTATTTTTCTCCTTTTTAGAGGCGGCTTTACTAGAGCTTATTCTATGCCGTCAGATCAACTCTGACTGATAGGTGAATAGAGGTATCAAAGTAAACTGCGGCTGGGCGGATAGCCTTTAGACGCACGTCATTTTGATTACCAGATACATCATAGCCCTGTGCTATGCTGTCGTTTACGACATCCGGCTTGCCAAGGAATACCCTGACCCGTCCGGTGGCGTACATCCATTTGTTTGTTGCGGAAGGTGTTTCTGTGCTTCCATCCGCGTCAGTTGGTCCTGCACCTGAGTAGCCTGATCCAACGATAACTGGAGTTCCTGTAAGTGTTTGTAGGTGCTCCATTCCTTTTTCGTGGAAAAGCATCTGGCTGTTACTCGCAAGTATTGAGGCAACGTCGCGTGTCATGTGAATCACACCTTGCTCACCTGCGGGTGAGGTTGTAGCTATCGTGTGTTCTAGTAACGCAAGTGCTCTCTTGGCTGACAGCGCGGTACCTGAATTTAATATTGTGGCGGCTGGATCAACCAGTGCCTTGTTGTTGTGACTCTCTCCAATTCTTATCGCGCCGTCCCATAATTCTGCTTCAATTGCCTTCTGGGTTACGCCCTCAAGTTGACGGACAATGCGTGCTACGCGGTCAATGGAGTTAAAACTAAATGTAGATAGTGTCTCATCTACCTCAATAAAAAATGGGTCAATTTCGTCGTAATAAATTGGTGTCGCTGTAGCAACAGAATAGCTGGTGTTATCTGTGGCGTCGTAGTTTGTTACTGCCTCAGGGGTAGTTTCCCACTCCTGTGCAAAACCACGTACCCACTTGTCTTCGTCTACACCGTTCTCTGGCTTAGCTACCGCTAGAAGACCAAACGCTGAAGGAATGATCTTTGGAGCTTCAAACGTTCCATTAAAAGCCATGTGTTCTATTCCTAATCTAAAATATCGTTTTTCTTATTGTATCGGGGGAGCCCGTTTCCAGGCTCCCCTTCAACAAATGGGTTATCGGCTTAGTATTCGATAGCCGCTGCTGTTGCGCCACCAGTAGTGTCGCGTAGAGCTGCAGCAACGCCGTTAACGTTGATAGTTGATGTAACCTTAAGTGATTCAACACCAACCTTTGCAACACCTTCGAAGGTCTCAACGAACATCTTGTAGTCGTTGGTTCCAACAAGTGTGGAGTCACGGATAATTCCGAGATCCAATGTGCCGCCATCTAGGAACAAGAATGTTCCTTCTGCGAACAAGTACCATACGAATGTATCGGTGAACTCGTTCATGGCGTTTGCACCTTGTGATCCAGTCATTGCTGAACCATCAATGGTGTAAGTTGGGTTGATACCGCGAGCTGCGATGTAAGCATCGATCTCGCCGTATGCGTTAAGTGTGTTATCACCAGGAGCTGCGAGTGTCAAATCAGCTGCCATTGCGTCCTTAACCCATGCTGGGATAATTGCGCGTAGTGGGAAGTCTGCTGTTAGGCGGTGACGTCCACGGTATTGAGCAGCTGCACGACCAAGTTGTACTAAGAAGTCACGGCCCATACCGATTAAGGATGTGCTTGTAACTGCTGTTGACAATGTGGTTAAGCGTGAAAGGATTTGATCTTCAGCCTCACGTGCGTGTTGAATAAGACCTAACTCGTTGTGACGAGCGATCAATTCAGGATAGGCACGTGTCATTAGGTTACCGAATTGTAGTTGCAATGTAACTGCGTCGGTAGCAACTGTGTTTTCTGTTGCTGCTGATACTGTTAGGCTTGCCTTTGTATCGGTTCCTGGGCTTGTGTCAACTACGTTTGTCCAGACGCCGACTGCGTTGTCGTAGTCAGATAGTACTGGAGGCGTAATGAAACGAATACCGCCACGATCAGCTTGGAAACGAGGAAGTGCATCACGTACTGGACGTGCTGTAGTTCCGATTCCGAAGATATCGTACTTAACGGTAAATGGAGCAGAGTGTCCACCGGAAGCAACCATCGCCTCTGGTGATGCTACTGCTTGGATTTTATCCCAGTTGGCTTCTGCATCCTGTGTAAGGGTGCGATCCTCTGGGTATGATGTGGTGATAGATGCAACGATGTGTTGTTCTCCATCTCCACCGTTTACACGGCGTAGACCATGTAGACGCTTGGACATTGCTTCTGCAACGGCCTTCATGTCTGCTAATTCACTGCCTGCTGTATAACCAGGAATATCAGCGCCAGCCGTAATTGCTACGGGAGCCGCTGATGTTTGGTTTAGTGGGCGGCGATCAGCTGGAGCTTCAATAACTTCTACTGAAGCTGCCGGTTCGTTATTTGCGGCGGCGGTCACTGGTGCCTCCTGATCTTTCTGCACAATTTGTGCTTCGCTTGTTTCTGTGCTTGCAACAACAGCCTCTGCCTCAACTGGAGCTTCTACAGCTACAGCCTCTTCAGGAGTTGTTGTTTCTACCGAGGCAGCCACTGCCTCTGGAGTTTCAACAGTTACTACAGGAGCTTCTGGAGCTACTACAGTCTCTGCTGGTGTTTGTACTTCCTCAACTGCAAGTTCAGCAGCAGGAGTTTCCTCCACTGCGGCCTCTGCGATTGGTTCAGTTACTTGTGTTGTTTCTGATACTTCAGTTGAAAGTTCAGATGCTACTTCTGCAGCAGTTGATGCTTCAGCCATTGGTTTTTCCTCTTCCTTTTCTTCCTCGGCAGGAGCTTCTGCAGCTGGCTCTTCAGCCGGCTTCATATCTTCCTCCGCGGGGGTTTCGGTTTCGCCTTCAGGCATTTCACCTTCTGCTTCACCCTTAACACGCATAGCGGCTTCGGCTGCACGTGTTGCTAGCTCTTGAGCTAAAGCTTCACGACGGCTTACTTCACTACGAACTGTGTCAAGCATGTCAGCAAGAGATGTCATCGCATCTACTGTCTGAGGAGTAGGATCTTCCTTCTCAACCGTTTCAAATTCGCTTACGATGTCAGTCTGTAGTTGCGCGACATCTTCATCGCTCAACTCAGCCAGCATGTCAAGCTGTTGTTTTATACGGTCCACTGTCCCTCCTCCGGGCCAGTCATGATGAACGAGGTTGTTCATTCGCTAATCAGTCCAAGGCCGAGGGACTCCAAACGCATCTGTGCGCGGGAGGCACTCCACCTGGATTGAATAATATATTACTTTCTAAGTTAGGAGTCGAAGAAGCTTGCTCATCTGAGATGAGATCTCAGCCTGGGAGTAATAGTCTCCCCCGGACATGAATGACTTGAGGTCTACAGTTGCCTCGTCCGCATCCTTCTTTCCTATCTTGTCTTCAACCCTTGAGATCATATCTTCGATAAGACCTTTTAGGGCCGGAGGAAGATCACTGTAACGAACCTTCTCCGTATCGCTTCCAAACGGCAAAGGTAGGTTGGCGATTACCTCACCTAACGCCCTTGCCGAGGAACGAACATTTTCTAGTGATTGCGAGTCAAGAGCTCCCGTATCAAGTCGATCAACGATCGAGATGAGGTCTCCTGCCGCTCTAGCAGCGTCCATATAGTTTCCAGCATCATCTAGGTTTTCAACCTCCTCGATCTTCTTGATTGCCTCTTCAGATCCGGAGTCTCCAAGATCCTGCTTAATACGTGCTAAAACTTGACGAAACTTACCTTTTGCATCGCGCGGTTGAGTCTCAGGGGTATACTTACCCTGGTCTTGTACCTCAACCGCTAATGCTTTTCCCAGTTCTTCGTCCTCATTATTAGAGTAGTTACCTTCACCTGAATGGCATCTAGCACATGTGCAGCCTGAACTGCAGCGGCATGCCTCGCCGTTACATCCTGGACATATGCAGCCGTAGCTCTTGCACATTCCGCACTCGTGTGCGGCTGCCTCGGTTGCTGCTGCCTCGGTTGAGGCTGTAACTGAAGGAATACGTGATCTTAGGTTTTCAATGTCAAACGCGATTTCATCAGATGATAGCGTCTTCCACTTATCTGGAATCAGGTCAGCTCTATCAAGGGCGCGGGCGCGCTTCATTATGTGACGGCGGATTGCCGCACGCTTTGAAGGCTTGCCACGTCCGTAGGCTTGAATTGAGTCCTTTAGAGAATCAATGTTTGTGATCGGATA